ATAATGATTGCATTATCAAGAGTCGTTCCACGTAAGAATGAAGTTGACCAGAACTTAATGGTTTCTTGTGACTTTAAGTTGCCATAGAGCATCTCAAACTCAGAATCACTAGGCATCTGGAACATATACTTCACCATATTCTTATAAGGAATCTGGTAAATATCTGCCTTGTCTTCATGAGAACCAGGAAGAAAACCGATTTCTCTTGTGGCAACTAGTGAACGAACCAAATAGATTTTTTCATAAGGAGATTGTTCATCTAGAACATCTACAAGAGCATTATAAAGAGTAATGAAAGTCTTACCAGTTCCAGCACAACCATAGGCAACAATGTGCTTACCATCAGCATAAGACTCAAAGAGTCTTTTTTGATTGTCTGTAAGAGGATCAATGTCAATCAAATACTCGGCACTCAGAGGTTTTCTCCTCTTCATTTGTTTTGCCGTCAGACCAACTCCGATTGGTTGGTCATTATTGCCTCTTTTTCTTCTTGCCATACTAGATTTTCTTTACACGTGAACCAGGTGCTTTTGATGCTTTATGTAAAATGTCATTCCATCCAGGATTCTTTGCAACAAGTTTATCTTTCCACTCACCAACTTCTCCTGCACTAGGACAAGTTGATGGGTCAGACCAGTCACGAGTCCAGTCTGGATTATCTTTTTTCCACTGGTCCCAGTCGTGGATACTCATTTCCACTTCTTTCTGTTCACCAGTTTGTGTATTCACTACGGGGTACGTTGGCATTGTTATAAAATCAAGATATTTTATTTAGATTGCTTAATCGATTCTGATTGATGGTTGAAGTGCTTGAATCTCTTCACATTTACAATCACCAGTAGGACACTTCCATTCAAGTGCTTCTGCAACAGTCGGAAATGTACAGATAAAAACTCTCTTACAAGCATTTGCAATGTCCATATGCTCTTTCTGAGTTCCATTTGCTGAACGAAGATTGATATAATGAATCCACGAACGGCAAGATCCCGTCATATAGATGCGTGTGGGCGTTGCTAAGGGCAATACAAACCTTGCACACTCTTTTGCCACACCTGCCTCCAACATACGCTTGTAGAGGTTGTTAGAGTGCTCAAAGAGTTCAGAAATCTCTGCCTGAAATTTAAGTTTTACATAGTCACCAAGATCATCCGTAGAGTTCTGACGGTTCTTAGTATCCTGTTTACGAAGATCTGGTACAGGAATACGCTCAGTGATCAAATTTGTGTCAGCATAACGCTGCGAAAACTCTTGAAATGTAAACGAACGATGGCGAAGAATCTGTGCTGCAATACCACGGTTTGTTTCAATCTCCAAACTCATAGTACTCTGCTCAAACACACTCCAATGATTGTGCTTAATACAATAACGTAGCAGACCCGCATAGTTTTCAGAATCTTGATTCGCTGGATTAGAAACCCTAGCAATATATGCCATTGTTTGTTCTGCATCGGGAGTTACACTGATAAGTTTTACAGTCATTTACCAAATCCTTTTGAAGTTTTCTTTTCTAGTTCTGCGATTTCTTCTTTAACCACCCGCAGTTGTGATTTCATTTCTATGATCTTCTCAGTCGTATAAAGATGCTCTTGTTTGACAAGTCTTTCGAGTAACTTGACAAGTTGTTTTGCTCTATTAATCTGCGTAGCCATCATCATCCTCAAAGATCTCGTCATAATCGTGCAACCCTGCTTTTATGTCCTCATATTTAAGATAACTCTGCGTATCAGAATACACTTCTGCTTTTAGAGAATCAACCAAGAGTTCAAGATTACGGACGATAAGTTTTAGTTTGTCTTTATCCATAAGATATTATTCTCTCTGAGCATTTTAGCATAAAAAAAGGAGGGGATCAACCCTCCTTTACTTCAAGCAACTTGTGGTTGCTTTGCCATATTCAGTTGTGCTGCTTTAAGAAGTTTTTCCTTCTTCGCTTTTGTTTTGAGATAGCGAACGAAGTAAGTATTCATTTCTGCCCCCTGGATCTTTCCATAGAGAGTTTGTTTCCGTTTTCATCTACCCAGAACATTGTTCCACGATAGATTTCTACATGAGGTTCTCTTTTGAAAGTTTGATTGGGACGATCGTTGGTGTCATATTCAACACCACGATAAACGACTTTTGACATTAGGTTTCTCCTTAATGGTTTAGGTTAAAGAGCGTTCCTTCAGTCGGCTTTTGCGTCTATTTTGCACGTTTTAGGAGAGATTTGTTTAATCTCCCAGATTAAATCATTCTTCGCTTGTTTGGGAATGTCCTGTTGATGGACTCTCCCAACAATTAACTGTGCCTGTATGCAAGTTAGAATGAGTGCTTCCATAGATGAACGAAATCCGTTCCGAGTCGGCTTACTTCCGTCCTATTCAGTTTTAGCACTTAAGTTTCAAAACATCCTTTCGAAGTTCTGATAGCAATCGGTCTTCTCTTCTTTGGTCTACTACATCGTCGTTTTTAACGATGTCCATTAGTTCCCACGCTGCGTCACAACTTATTGTCACCTGATTGGATTTAGCAAGTTGAGGCGTAGAGATAGAAAGAAGTGGAACCCATGCTAAAAGCAAAAGTGCCTTTGACATAGGATGAACGTTAGAGGGATATTATACCTCTATTCTTCTTATATATACTAGTTTTATTGTGAAACCGTAACAATGGATACAAAAATGTATCGTTATTATACTAAAAAGCGTGAAGATTTATGAAAACTTCACGCGAAGAAATTTTGCCGGGAAATTTTCCCCCGATCTGGGAAATTACTTTCGCTTTTTGGTTTTGGGTGCCTGATAACCCCAAGTCTTTGGATTGATTGTTCCAAATCCAAACTCAATACTTTTTAAGTTTCCACGAAACTTATCCCAGTACATATCAAACAGTCTAGTTCTACTTCCTTTGGTGAGATCAAAACAAATTTTATCATCTACAAGATACTTAATAATGTAAGCATCTCTTGGTGCTTCCTTTGTACACACTTCAGCATACGAACCATTTTCAACTATGATGTCACAACCATAACGTGACTTACAAGTTTCTTTTTCTGCTGTTGTCCAATGGTCCATATGCTTTTCCTTATCTTGTATCTTTTCAACAACTTGACTCACGAACGCCCTCCCCAGATAATATCAGGGAATGCTTGTGAAACAATATCCTTACTGATCTTATACTTCGTTTCAAGTTTTTTATCCTTTACAAGACAAACAATCTCTGCTTCCAATGGATGAAGTCCTTGAAGAGTATTGATGAACATTGTTTCTCTACGAAGAGAACTCAGTCCATCATTACCACCTTTTACAAAGTTATAAAACTTTTGATATTCTTTACGAATCGAAGAACGTCCTTGATCCTGAGAACCAAGAGAATTAGTTCCGAGTTCTTCCATTTTTTCTACTGCATCGGCAATCTTTTCACTTAAAGTTCCTTTAAATGAGTCCATCTCATTTACAGCAGAGTATGGAACATCGCCAGGTGGCAGTGCTGATTGGATTGTCTCATCAAAATTCCAAATAAACAATGTCTTCAAGCAAGGATGAGCATATTTTTGAAGTACTTCTACCTTCTTAACATTGCTTTTTTGTTTTGAAGCAGCATTCAGAATTTCAAAAACAAAAGGATTTGCAGGAAGTTCTGGAATCGATTCTGCGATTACTTTTGCTTTTGGTGCTGCTGGTTTTTTTGTTGCGGTAGTTTTTGCTCTACTCGTTGTCGCTGTCGTCTTCTTCGTCGTAGTCATGATAGTTTTCAAAATTAAATGCGATTACTTCGTCAGGTATCAGGTTTCCCTGATTATCAAACATCTCAGGATGTGGTCTTGGAATTTCCCGATAGTTCATCATATATTCTCTTGCTACCCAACCTGTTACAAGTCCCACTATAAGAAACAATACTGTTAGGAAGGAACCAAATACTAGACTAACTGCTAACATTTCTTTTTCTCCGGGAAACTACTTTTTTCTTCCTTGACATTAAGGAAAATTCAAAATAGATAGTAACTTCCCGATTTAGAAAGCAAACTATCTTCTCAAAGATAATATGG